TTCAGGCGTAGGTGTAGGTTCTGGCACAGGTGTAGGTGTAGGTTCTGGCACAGGTGTAGGTGTAGGTTCTGGCACAGGTGTAGGTGTAGGTTCTGGCACAGGTGTAGGTGTAGGTTCTGGCGTAATATTTAATGTCGTGCGTATAGTCGCTTCATCAACACCAGTAAGATCAGCTAGTCCAGAAACTGATATATCGTTTTGCTCTAATGCAGCGTTAATCGCTGCCGCTCCAGCTTCTCCACCTCCAGCGTCTTCGTATATTTTTGTAGCGGCGTCTAAGTTTTTCTTTTGTTCCGCAGGAGAAATAGGCCCCATAGTATCCGTAATGTTTGAATCTCCCGTACCAACAATAGTAGTAATTTCGTCGATAGGAGTACCAGCACCTTCATCTCCATCTTCAGCAGTCGGAGTTAAAATAACCTCTACTGCTGGTGTACTTTCAGCGTCGGGTTCTTCTGTTGGCTCGCCTGTTAGCGTTGTTTGGGTGTTTTGTTTATTTTTTAGGCCTGCTAAATAATCTGCTACACTTTTACCGGCAGCCGCAGCCGCTGCAATAATACCCGCGTCGGCGCCCAAAATACTTGGTACATTGCCAGACGCTTCAATAGTTTCAAGAATATCATCCCCGCCCCGAGTAACGGCATATATGTCGTCTAAAATAGTACCTGTTACTACACCCGCTTGCGTTTGAGAGCCGGGTATCGTACCTATGGTGGTGACTTTTTGTTGTTGTTGCCAAGGAGGGCGTTCTCCCCAAGTACCTTGAACCATCCCAGTTATCGGGTTGATACTAACCACCCCTTCCATATTCTTAAACCAGTCCGCAGTGCCTTCTATAGCGTCACCTAAGTACCCACCCACTACCGGGATGTTTGAGGCTACGTTGTATATACCCCGAGTGCCTGCACCTAATACATCACCCACACCGGCAAGTATGTTTTCAGTAGTGGTGGAGCCAAACGCGTCGTCTATATCGGCTTGCGTTACTAGCCCAGAGTTCAGTGCCGTGGCTGTTACAAAGTCCGCCTCTGTTTTTGCGTTAGAGATATTGGTAAGTTTTTCGTCAATGCCTTCTTGGTAAGAAAGATTTGAGTTCACCCCTGTCGTTTGTGCGGTAACTACGGCTGCATTCGCTGCGGCTATGTCTTCTAAGTACTCTTTAGTAGTATCTGTAATGTCGCCTGCGGCTGAGATGGCATCATAACCTCCCTGAGTACCGCCTAAAGGTTTGTTTGCGTCATACGCCGCTTGAATTACGCTAGCGGGCAGGCCAAACTGGTCGGCTACTTGGTCTATAGTAACTGCGTTTGAGTTAATCAGGGCAGTAACTGCGTCTACTTCGGTTTGATCAAACCCATCTTCGGCAGAAATTCCGGCAAACGGGTCTGGCCCCGTAGTATTATAATTATAGAAACGGAAATCTTCGTCTCCAGCGGCTTCTAAGGCGTCTGCGTAGTCTACGTCTGTTTGGAATATGTTGTTGACGTCAAGAGGCGAAAGAAAAAAATCTGGAAACGTAGAGTCCCCCATACGGTTAGGGCCGGGAGCAGTCGTAGTAATTGAAGGGCCGGTATAACCTGCGGGACCGCCAACATCAAACTTTTTTATTTTAGTACCCATATCTGCTCTACGGTGTCGGTAGCGTTTCAGGCAGTGCTGAAACAAAAGCTACGGTTAATAAGGTGGACGGCACGGCAGGGCGGGGACTTGCAGCCGCCACATAGTCTATTGTTATGCCTGTATCGTCTGTTGCCCACATAAGTTCTATATACTGCCCTGCTTGCATGTCCATAGTAAAACTGTATTCAAAGTCGTCTACGCCGCCAGAACCCGCCACTACGTGCATTCTACCAGTATTTGCTATGTCTACTCCGCTCCTACGTACCCAGAACGACAGTTCTTTTGAGTTAGCATTAGTACTAGTCAGTTCTACCGAAAGTTCAAAGTTGTAAACCCCTGAATAGAGTGGGGTTATTCTCGTCTTCGGTGTCCCTGTTATGCTTATGGCCTCGCCTAAATACGTATTCTCGAACTGCAATGCGTAGGCTGTGTTTATGGCACTGGCGTTCTGATCTACAGTAGAAAAGAACTTAGCGTTAGGGGCCTCTATAAACCGCCCACCTTGCTCTCCAAATACGTTGTTAACCGCGTTAGCTAGCAGGTTAAAAAACAGGCGCAAGATATTATTCAGGTCGTCCAGATACTGCTTTAATGGCCCCGGCTTAGGTATAGGCAGCGCAGGTGCTTGGACCTTCTGTACGAGCCTTTCTTGTGCCACTAGCCCCTCCTACCGTCAGGGCGCATATCCAAACGTGGTATACCTAGCTTCCAAGCTACACCTATTTCAGTAGACTCGATCTTAAATGCCATCTGCCTGCCACGTACTCGCACAAAGACCTGCCCTGTAAATTGCTCAATAGGCACTGTGGCTGAACGAGTTACCGTAGCACTGCTGTTACCGCCTTCTGATAGGGGGTTGTTGTACCCAGAACCAGAGTTCTCCAGAGGGGATAAAGTCATCTCAGCGGCGGGGCTATCAGCCGTAGAACCCTCAAACGTTACGTCAGGTAACATACGGTTGATAAACATGAACTTATCGCCGTCGTCCAAGTCAAACTCAGAGGACACTAGCGTAGCTGTAATCGGGTTGGGGGTAACACCTTCTTGGCAGTCATAACCCACTTCGTGGTTGACTAAGTTGTTGCTGTAGGTAGCCGCCATAGGATTTTCCCGTAGGTCAGCGTCTATCCAAGCACTGCGTGAAAGCGTGCCGTAATACCAAATGTCTTGGAGGTAGTTGTACACCACGTAGCGGTCGTTCTGCGTTACCCCAGCAGAACAGTAGAACCACCAAATCTCATCGAACCTTTCGTTAGTACCTGCAACAACTTGGGCGTACTGAGAGGAATTGAAGTCGTTAAACACATAGCTTCTAACCGAACAAGGCAGGGTCTTAACCGTACCGTCGTAGCTGTAGAACTTATCCGTGCCCATCCAATACGCTACGTTGCCGGAATACACCGCAGCGTTAGTGCTTGCTATCGTAATGTTGTCGCCTAGTAATTGCGCACCCCACACCTCTGGAGCACCTAGATACTGCAAGCCGTACAGGGCCGTGTCAGTCCAAATTAGTACTTCCTGACGTGCTTGGATGGCAGTAACGATCTCACTACCGCGTGACAATCGTAGGCTACCGGCTTGGTTAGTGGCAGCGGGAGTCCAGTTAGCCACGTCTTCTTGATCGGACCAACGGATAAGCATAGGGTCAAGCACGCTAGTACCCAGATCGTTCGCACCAAAGCAGAACGCAAACCGGAAGATGTCCGACACGAATGCCTTGTTAACTATGACAGGAACGTCTGACGCCCCGCTAAGTGAGGTCACATACACAGCGCGAGTAGTTAAGTCGTTACTTGCATCCCAGTAGAAAAGCTCACCGCCACGGTAGGTAAAGAACAAGTCCTCACCAAAGTTAGCCTGACTCCAAAGCCGCATAGGAGCAAGTGTAGAACCGCTGTTACCCCATGTATTCGCCCCCCAAGTACCTGCACTCCACCCAGTAAAAGGCACTGCAATCTCGTTGCCTGTATTTATCTGGTAAGTCGCAGTAACAGTACCGCCACCCGTGGCGCTAGACGATGCGTTAGTAGCAGCAGTTATGTTGTAGGAGTCTGCGTTAATCCGGCTAATCTGAAACTCACCATTTAGGGTAAGCCCACCAACCGCAGTAGCGCCGCTAAACGTAACAAAGTCACCTTGAAGCGCACCGTGGGCAACATCAGCAACAAGAACCGTTGCAGAGCCTGAAGTAGTGGTAAACGGATTAGTCAGAGTAGCCGTAGCACGGATGGGGGTAACGTCAAAGTACTCACCACCACGCTCGATGTAGTACTTGAGGTTAGTGCCAACCGAGACGAGGTTCTGCCCTTGGAGGGTGACCCAGTTGAGCATAGAGCGGCAGATGCCAAGAAAAGTTTTCGAAGACAAACGAACCCAACCGCCGATCTTCTGAGGCATACCCCGTCTGAAACGCACTTTGTTGGTCTCATACCAACCGCCTTCGGCAGCGTAGCGAGTATTCTCTCGGTCAACTCCGGGCTTGAACTGTAGTTTCTGTAGCGGCATTTCCTAACCTCATTATAGGTACTCACCCATCTCGATCATGTACGCGAGTTCGGTTGAGCGTCCCTTAACATCCCGACTCCACTTGGAATCTAAAAATTCTAAAGATGCGGTTTTGTAGTCTGCTGCGTCCATAGCAGCTAATGCGCGCCTGAAACCACGAAGTCGAGTGGCACCAAGGTTAAATCCGATGTCTATAATAGCATCTTTTCGTACGTCATCAAGGTTCTTAAACCACGGATATTCCGAAGAAAGTTCCTTAATAACGCGTACTATGTCGTTCTCTAGTAGGTAATCGACTTCATCGTCTGACAGCCCTAAACCGGACTTAGAGATATTTCTGCCCACGCCTATAGTTTCGTATCCGGCAGAACAACGGTAGACGTGGCTTTCTACACCCTCATGCCGTTTCAACATCTCAAGTAGCTTTTCGGTCATAGCTGTTTCAACAATAGTATCAGTTGCGCAAAGTCGTACAGACTAACCAGCGCTTTTGGTTACGCCGTCAGCGGCGTTTTCCTCGACTTCTTCTTCAGCTACTATGTCGTCTATCGTGTCACAAACATCTTCTACTACAGCACCTGTAGTCATTGTAAGCGCGCCACGGCCTACTGCTCGAATGCCTTTGTACATACCAGAACAGTAAATCTCTTTGTTTTGGATAACTTGCT